CGCCTCGCACGACGCGCCGCAGATTGGCATCTACACTCCCACCAGAGGCAACGCGGATTGACCTTGGCTACCGTGCGCGACAGGCGTTCATGCCGTTCCATGCGCGTAAGCAACGCTGGGCGTGTCTCGTGGTGCACCGTCGTGGCGGCAAAACAGTCGCGTGCGTCATGGACCTGATCGACGCCGCCATGCGAGCGGATCAGGCGCCGGCCGAGGTGCGTGCGAAAAAGCCCGATCCACGCTATGCTTATCTCGCACCGACATATGCCCAGGCGAAAGATACGGCGTGGGAATATCTTAAACGCTACACCGCGAACATTCCCGGCGTGGAACAACGCGAGAGCGACCTGATGGTGCGCTTCCGCAACGGTGGCCGTGTGCGATTGTATGGCGCCGAGAACTACGAACGTCTGCGCGGCACTTACGCCGATGGCATCGTGCTCGACGAGTATGGCGACATCGATCCGCGCGCGTGGCCCGAGGTGCTGCGGCCATCGCTCGCTGATCGTAACGGTTGGGCGGTGTTCATCGGCACGCCAAAGGGTCGCAACGACTTCTATGCCATCCACAAAGAGGCGGAGAGCAGTCCTGAGTGGTTCTCGATGACGTTGCGCGCATCTCAGAGTGGGCTGCTGGACCCCGGCGAACTGGCCGACATGCGCCGTATGATGACGGCCGATCAATACGACCAGGAATTGGAGTGTTCGTTCGATGCCGCCATTCGTGGATCGATCTATCGCGCTGAGATGGCTGCGGCTGACGCTGATGGACGTATCTGCGGTGTCCCGCATGACCCTGCTGTGCCTGTCTGGACAGCTTGGGATTTGGGAATCGGTGATGCTACCGCGATCGTCTGCGCCCAGTTTGTCGGCCGTGAGGTGCACGTTATCGACTACTACGAGGCAACGGGTGAGCCGCTGACGCATTACGTCCACTGGCTCGACAGCAGGCCGTATCGCTATGGAACCGACTTATTGCCTCACGACGCATCCGCTCGGGAACTGGGAACCGGTAAAACCCGCGAGGAGCTACTTAGAGCCAATGGTCGGAAGGTGCGCGTGGTGCCTAGACAGGATGTGGATGATGGGATCAACGCAGTTAAAATGCTCTTGCCCCGCTGCTGGATGGATCGTGTTCGTACGGAGCGATTGAGGGAGTGCATGGTTTACTACCATCGCGACTTCAACGACCGCCTGGGCGTGTTCAAGGACGCGCCGATTCATGATTGGTCGAGCCATTGCGCGGATGCGATGAGAACGCTGGCGATGGGGTTGAAGGAAGCGCGGCCCGACACCGGTCTCGACATCGTGGCGGCGCAGCGGGCGTCGTTCTCGCGCGGCCAGTGGGTTGAGGGTGTGCGGACGAGCACCGGATGGATGGGGATTTGAGTGTCAGCGTTGAATAAGTTGCGCGAGCCTCCTCATGACGCGTTCGCTGATCTCCGGCGGCAGTTCTCCGCTGCGATCTTTGAAGTAACGCATGATCTGGCAAATGCATTCATCGGCGCGTTCGGCGTCACCATCCCAAATGCGTAACATGCGCTCCCGCGTCGTCTTGGCCAATCGTTCCATCTTTGTCTCGATGTCTTCCTTGTCCATTGTCTTGTCCTCATGCTGCGACGCAAGACCTTGATACTGCCCTTTGAGCCGGTTCATGGCGACTGTTAGCACCGCGATGCCTCCGTTAGTCGCTCATACAAATCCCGGATGCCTCCGCAAACCTCCGTTTGATCAGGTGGCCGTGTTTTGAGCCGCGTGATTGTTGACTGGACAGATGAGAACAGGGCCTTCGTCTCGGCGCAGTGGGCAAGTGGCATCAAGCAAAACGCCATTGCTCGGGCGCTTGGTTATAGTAATGGATCAATGGTTTCTAACCAGATCAGAATGTTTATAGTGAAATACTGTGCCACTTACCCAAAAACATGTTTTGGCGACCTTGTTTACGGCGATGGGAGGAGAGTTTTGGTCAAGCAGGCATTGGCGGCATTCGTAAAAATCCGGAACGCTTCGTTTGAAGCTACGCTTAAGGAGTAATCCCCATGGCTGAACCCTTCCTCGCCCTCATCACGCCGCTCACCGGACAGGCGCCGGGCGTTCCGACGCACCCAATCCAGCCGCCGAACCCAGGTGTTCCCACACACCCGATCGTCATTCCACCGAACGCGATCGGCCCTGGCGTGCCAACGCATCCGATCTACATTCCGGTCGAGCCGTCGCATCCCATCGTGATCCCGCCCGGTGCGATCGGGCCGGGGCTTCCCACGCACCCGATCTACCTGCCGCCACCGATCCCCAGCCACCCTATAGTGATCCCGCCGAACGCCATCGGGCCTGGTCTGCCGACCCATCCGATCGTGTTGCCTCCTCCGGGTCCGGTCGATCCCGGCTACAGCCCGCCGTGGGCGAACGTGCCCGTGGACCCCGGCTACGGCATTCCTGGGGGCGGTCTGGGCACTTGGGGACCAAACGATCCGCGACCGACCCCGCCTATCGTGCTGCCGCCCGACCTCCCGGAGCAACTCCCCGACCCCGACAACCGAATGATCGAATGGTCGACGGCATGGACTGAAAAATCCGGTTGGGTCGTGATCGGCATCCCTCAGGGCGAGCACCCGACACCGTCATAAGCCACCAATTCCGCAAGGGAGTAGTCACCATGGCCACCGCACCAGCATCGCACGTTGAAACCAAAGAGGCGCCGAAGGCTGAAGTCAAGGAAACGGCGAAGTCCGAACTCAAGAGCCTGGATCTGCTCGTAGCGCTGCTCGCGACCGATTGGTTGAGGGGCGACAAGCGACACTACGGGGCGCTGTTGTCTCAGACGCGGCGGCTGTTGAAGGAACTGGGCACGGACGGTGCCGACGCGCTGGCTGAGTTGGACGGATTGCGCGTCTGATGGCCGGCACACCGGAGCAGCAACTCCTTCTCCTGCTGGCCGCCGACTGGCTGAACAACGACCGCACGCACCAGCGCGAGATCGCCCAACTCCTGGCTGACATCGTGGCGAGCCTCGATCCTCCGGTGAACCGCGATGTGCCGTATGCGTCGCAGACTGGCCACGACCTCAACTGCACCATGGGCAACTGGGATGGCGAGCCGACCGGCTACGCTTACGCGTGGCATACGGACGGGGTCACCAACGGGGTCACCACGGCCACGCATACCGTGACCGAGGCTGAGGCCGGCCAGGGTTGGGCCTGCGTCGTGACCGCGACCAACGCCCTCGGCTCGACCGTGGCGCCCATGAGCAACACGGTGGTCGTGGCGTAATGGCGTCTCGCCGTAATGGCGTAATGGCGTAATGGCGTAATGGCGTTAAACGACCCGACGATGAGCGTGCCGACCCCCACGGGCATCCTCCAGGGCGTGGCGGCGTTCAACTGGGATGGCTCGATCTGGCAGCCCTCCGGCCGTGCCGGCCCGTCCGTGCCGACACCAACGGGCGTTCTGCAAGGGGTCGCGGCGTTCAGCGGTGTCCCACCGCAGCCGGCCGGTCGTGCCGGTCCTGGCGTTGCCACCCCCACGGGTGTGCTTGATGGCGTCGCGGTCTACACGTGGTCCGGGTCGCAATGGACGCCGCCGGGCGGCTCGCCGGCCCCATCGACGCCGTCTGGTGCCTTGCGTGGCGTGGCGGCGTTCGACTGGGACGGTTCCGCGTGGCAGCCGGTGGGCCAGGCCGGGCCTGACGTGGCGACACCATATGGCGTTCTCCAGGGCGTGGCCCGGTTCAACTGGACCGGTAGCGCCTGGGCGGCGGTCGGAGCGTCCACGTTTCAGGTTGACCTCCTGTCCGGCTCGCTCGGCGCTGGCGCGGTGTTCACGCGCGCATCGACCGGGACGTATTACAACAGCAGCGGAACGCTCGTCAGTGCCGTGAACGATACGCCGCGTTTTGATTACGATCCGGCGACACTGCAACTCAAAGGGCTGTTGCTGGAGGATACGAGTACGAATTTGTGGTTGCAAAGCGCGAACGCGAGTGATGCCGCGTGGTTGAAAGCAAGTGGTGGCGGTCCTGCCGTTCCCGTCGCGACGGCCAATCAGATAATTGCTCCAGACGGCACGCTGACCGCCGCGAGCATAGTCTATCCCGCCGTGTCCGTGGCCAGTTCATTCAGCGCCGTTTATCAGAGCATGACGACTGCCGCCGGGCCTTGTGTGTTCAGCGTGTGGCTGAAGGGGGCGTCGGGCGGGGAACAATTGTATCTGGCATTCTTCAATGCTGGTGCTCCACGTGTTACATTGACCACGCAGTGGCAACGGTTCACCTACATCGCCACGGCTCCCGCTGGATCGAGTTCTTTCCTGATCGGCACCGATCTTCGTGGTGCCGGCAACACCAGCACGCTGGCACAAACCATTTACGCATGGGGGGCGCAGGTAGAGCAGGGGTATCAAACAAGTTACATCCCAACGACAGCGACGGCGGTAACGCGGGCGGCCGATGCGCTGAGTTATCCGATCGCCAGCGTGACCGGGTTCGATCAGACCAAAGGCACTATCTCGGTTGAGAGTATTTATCTCGGGCAGCCCAGCGGAGGCTTCGGGGCACTGGTCGCGTTGGGCGGCTCTGTTCCGGCCGGAACATTCATCGAGCAATACATTCAACAAGGCGCGAATGCCATGGTCGCTTACTCAAAGAACGCCGACATCCTGATCTGCTCGGTAGGCGCCTTTTTGCCCGTGGTGCCGGGTGTGATCAGTAGATCAGCCAACACTTATACGGCAACAGAAATGTTCATCGCGCTTAATGGGAGCGTGTCGGCGTCAGGAGCCGTGACCGGTTCATTGCCCGCGATGACGCAACTTATGCCGATGCCATATGGTGTTAACTATCAGGGGCAGATGTCGGGTTGGATGCGTCGCGTGCGTTACTGGCCGCGCCAGTTGTCGCAGAGTGAACTGATCAGTGTGACATCATGAACGACTATCGTCTCACATTCCCGGTGACCGCGCTCGCCGCCGGTGTCGAAGGCATCGCCACGTTGCGCGCGGAACTCCAGAGCGAGACAGCCACGCCCATCAACGCACTGGGCGATCGTCGCGACGCTAGCGGTGATATTTTTGTTCCTGCCGACCCCGGCACGCCGCCGCCTGACACCTGGTATGGTCGCCCTGGCAGCGCGGCAACCAGTTACACCGATCCGAATGGCACCCTCGTTCAGGTGCCGGCCAAGGGCGATCCGACGCTTTATTATGTCCACATTCGTTCCGAGCAAGCAGCGGGTGCGTTTCGTCCCGGTCAATACGAGATGACCGACGCGGATCTTCATGACAGCGCCGCCGTGCTGGGCATATGGGCGGGAGACACGCCACCATGAACGACCGCCCGCACTATCCTTGGAAGGAGGGAGACGCCCTGTTCGCCGACGAACTGAACGCGGCAATCGCTAATTCGGGACAGCCAGGGGGGCCGTTCCTGCCCATCTCCGGCGCATCGCCGTTGACCGGGCCGATGACCGTTGGAACCGGAACCGGAACGCCCTCCCTGACACTCAACGGCGCGGCGGGAACCAATAAAGGCCTGAACTGGCTCAACGCGGGCACCACACGCTGGCGCATGATCACCGACGCCTCGGATAACCTTGCTCTCTATGCATACGACGCGAGTGGCGGCTACCTGAACACCGCCGTGACATTCCAGCAGTCGGACATGACGGCGTGGTTCAATTTCAAACTGGCGACGAACATCACGAACGCGACCCCGCCGAACAGCTTCACCGGGATTAATATCAGCGCGACGAACACCGGGCCAAACCCGGCCAGCGGGAACAAATTCACCTATTTAAGCGCGGCGGGCGGCGGCGGGTTTGACTGTGGCATCGTGAATATCGCGACCTTCAATACCAACTTCGCGGCGGGGGCGGCGAATCCCGCCCAACAGGGCGAATGGCGCCTCACCATATCCCCGAATGATGCAACGCATTTCTTCGGCACCAACTGTGCCGAATGGAACATCGTCAATCGTGGTCCGGATGTCGGCTGGATGCGGGATCGCGGGAGCGGACGCAACCCGACAGGCGGCTTACTTATCGTGCCTGAACTCTCCAGCTTCGATCCGATCGCCGGGGGCGAGGGGACCAACGTAAGCTACGGCTTCAGCACGGCGGCCGGGGGGCTTGCCAACAGTCATGGCATCGTGCCGCGTTTCTATACGAACTATCTCGTTGAGCCGAACAGCACGGTGGGGCAGACCGGGCGCGCCATCTATGTGACGGGGGACATCACTACTGTTCCAGCGGCGTATCCTTACGCCCCCATGCAGACCGAGGGGGCGTGGCTGCATGGGTTCGACCACACAAAAGCGGTCTACACGGACACCAACGCGACGACGATGCTGGCGGGCCAGGGTGTCGCGTGGCTGACCGGCACGACGGGAACGCCGACGAACATTTGTCGGGACACCGCTGGCAGTGGCTCGCCAGAAGGCGCCGTGACGGCGAACAGGGGCTCGACCTACCGCCGCTTTGATGGTGGCGCGGCAACCTGCTTCTACGTCAAGGAAAGTGGAACCGGTAACACGGGGTGGGTGGCGAAATGAGCCCAACCGACAAGATCCCCGTGACGTTGGAAGCGCAGGCCTGGGAGACGGTGATGCGGATGCTGTCCGAGGCGCCTTATCGGGTCGTCGCGCCGCTGATCGGCGAGATCCAGCGCCAGTGCATGCGCCAGCAGGCGGAACCGAACATCAAGGCAGCGACTGAAGCATGATCACGCTCCTTATCTGGCTACTCGTCCTGTGCCTCGTCCTCGGCGTGATCGTCTGGGTGATCCAGATGCTGCCGCTGCCGGCACCGTTCGGCACGATAGCCATTGCCATCGTGGCACTCATTTTCATTTTGGTTCTGGTCTCGATGTTGTTGGGTGAGATTCCGTTACGTCAACTGAACCTTAGATGATGTGGTCGAAGCTGCATCGCCACGTGTCGTGATGAAGGAGGCATGACAGTGGAACGTGAAACCCGCTATTTCGTAAGAACCAATGATGACTGTAATGAGTATATCGCGCATGAAAACAAGCTTACAATTAATCAGGGAGCTTTTGCTGATCCAAAGTTCGCGGATCTGGTCATGTATCTACGCAAGCATGTCGAGATCATATGTCAGTCTGATCCAGGCTACGAGTTGGATCGTATTACCGTCATACTCGATTATGGCGTGACCAACTCGCGGTCAAATGAGTGAGACGCACGAAGGCAATGGCCGATCGCCCACGCACATCCTGGCCACGGTGCCGGAGCGACTCATCAAGGCGCTGCCGGCGGGGTTCGTGGTGCTTATCGTGCTGAACCTGATTTTCATGGGGTCGTTGACCTGGGCGGTGCAGCACAACACCGAGGCACGCAACGCGATGCTGACGAAGATCATCGATAAGTGCCTGGAGGCGCCGCGATGATGTGCTATAACCGGACGGCTCGGGGGGCGTGCAACCGCCCTGGCCCGAGCCTGACCTCGAACATGGGTACCAGCCATGACCAAGGCTACCGCGTATGTGCCGCATGACGGCCCGCTTGTCACCCGCGCCGAGGCGAAGGCGGCGGGGTTTAAGCGATACTTCACCGGGAGGCCGTGCCCGAAGGGGCATGTCGCGGAGCGCTGGGTTGCCAGTTGGATATGTGACGCCTGTCAACGGCTCGACTCAGTCGCGCGGTATACGGCAAACAAGCACAGTCGGCGAGACCGCCAGATTGCGTCGGCCAGGGCGCATAAAGACAAAGATCGAGACCTCTCGCGAGAGAAGAACCGTATCTGGTCTCGTGAGGCCTATGAAAGCCGAAAGCCATATATGGCGGCGTGGGCGGCGGCCAATGCCGAGCACCTGCGTGAATGGCGGCGGAAACGTGATGCCACGTTATCGGAAGAATTACGCGAAAAGCGCCGTGTTCATGTTCGCAACAGGCGCGCTCGCAAGCGAGGCAACGGCGGTAAGCATACCGCTGCCCAGATTCAGGATCTGTTAGTCAGACAACGCCACAAATGTCCATATTGTTCAGCAAATTTACGCAAGGGCTACCACGCGGATCATATCATGCCGCTGGCTCTCGGCGGGTCGAACGATATCAGCAACATTCAAATCCTTTGTCCAACCTGCAACGACAGCAAGGGGTTCAGTCATCCCGTCGCGTGGGCACAGAAGAAAAAGGGGCTGTTGCTCTAGGAGGCAAGAATGCCTCGTCGCGGTAAGGACGATGACGAGGATATCCTGAAGCAGGCTAAGGAAAGGTTCGCACGCTGCGTTGCCTGGGAGAGTGCTTGGAGGACGCGGGCGCTGTTTGACACCCGATTTGCCAATGGGGACCCACAAAATCAAGCTCAGTGGCACAACGCTAACGGAACCATGATAGATCGTGGCGAGCGACCTACCCTTACATATAATCAAGTAAGGATTCATAACCTTCTCGTAATAAACGACGCGCGGCAGAACAAAGCCCAAATCAAAATAACTCCTGTCGGCGGTCACGCCAGCTACGAGGCGGCCCAGGTGTTCAGCGGCATCATCCGCCGCATTGAATACGTCAGCAAGGCGGTCGATGCGTATTCCACGGCGACGTATCATCAGGTCGAGAGTGGTATTGGGTATGTCCGCGTCGAGACGGATTACGTGGATGAGAACAGTTTCGACCTCGACCTGTTCATCCGTCGCGTGCCCGACCCGCGCGCGGTCTACATGGACCCGGATTGCAGGGCTTACGACAAATCGGACGCCGGTTTCGCGTTCGTGTTCGAAGATATCCCGCGCGATCGTTACGAGGAGGAATACGGCGAGGAGGACAATCCCGCACCGGCCACGCTGGAGCACAGCGACGGATGGAACGACAAAGATCACGTCAGGATCGCGGAGTATTGGCGCCGCAACATGAACAACGAGACGTTGCACCGGCTCCAGGATGGGACGGTGGTGCGTGACAGTGAGATCCCGGCGGAGCTGCGGGATCAGGTGAAGGCGCTGATTGTTCAAAGCCGGGACGTGGCGGAGCCGGAGATCGAGTGGTTCAAGCTGGCCGGCGACAAGATCATCGATCGCGAGCAATGGTTGGGTAAATACATCCCCATCGTGCCGTTCCTCGGCGAGGAAACGGTCATCGAGGGTGAGATGGATCGCAAGGGCCATACCAGAGCCCAGATCGATGCCCAGCGGATCTACAATTATTGGGCCTCGGCCGCTGTTGAACAGGTCGCGTTGCAGACCAAGACGCCCTACGTGGCCAGGGCCGACGCGATCGAGGGCCGGACAGAGCAGTGGGCCACGGCGAACGTCAAAAACTGGTCGGTGCTGGTCTACAACGGGGTCGACGAGGCCGGAAACCCCATTCCGCCCCCCTCACGGGTCGAGCCGCCGACCATGGCGCAGGCTTACATCCAGGGCATGACCATCGCGCGGCAGGATTTGATGAGCGTGACCGGCCAGTATCAGGCCGAGCTGGGTATGCCGAGCAACGAACGGTCGGGAATCGCCATCCAGCAGCGGCAACGCCAGGGCGATACGGCAACGTATCATTATATCGATAATCAGGCCAAGGGCATCCGGCAAATCGGTCGCATTTTGCTCGATCTGATACCGAAAATATATGATACGCGGCGTGTGGCGATGACGCTGGCCGAGGATGGCACCGAAAACAAGGCGATGGTCGTTCCTGATTTGCCCGTGGCGCACCAATACATCGGCCAACAGCCGAACGGGGCGCCTCCCGGTCCGATTTCGCCCGCCGAGGCACAGAAACAGCAGGAAGATCCGGAACAACCCGACCCGGCGATCATATTCAACCCAAATGTCGGGACTTATGACGTCGAGGCCGATGTCGGGCCGGCCTATGGCACGCAACGGCAGGAGGCGGCCAACGCTTTCAGTCAGATCATGCAGCAGAACCCGGCGGCTTTTCAGATCGTCGGCGATTTCTGGGCGGCGAACTCGGATTTCCCGAACGCGGACGAACTGGCCGAGCGTCTGAAGCGAGGATTGCCGCCACAATACAAGGCGGGACCAGATCCGCAGGTCATGGCGGTGACGCAGCAGGCCCAGCAGATGCAACAACAGGCGCAGGGGTTGTTGCAAAAGGCCGACGCGGAGATCGCATCGCTGAAAGCCCAGTTGGTTCACCAGGAAGAGCAGGCGAAGGACAAGGGCCAGGAAATCGCCATTAAGGATTACGAAGCAGAAACAAAAAGGCTTCAGGTGGTCGGCGGCATCGATCCCTTGGCGCTACAGGCAGTGGTTCGGCAACTCGTCTCTGATATGCTGGCCACCGAGATCCACCCGGTTCTCCAACAACACGCGGCGGATCAGAGCGAGCTACAGGCCACGCTGGCGCCTCCGGTGCCCGTGAACGGGGCGAACGGTCAGGCGCCGCCAGGACCGGCTCCAGGGGGCGGCGGTGGCCCGTAATCCGCTCCAGACCGGCGACGACAGCGGCAACCCGCTGAGTCTCGCGCCGTGGCAGATTGGTGACCCGACTGATCCGATGGCCGTGGCGGGCGCTCAGACCGGCGTGGCGGGCGTGGACGCCCTCGGCGCGTGGTTGGCCGAGCAGCGGGCGAAGAGCGCCCGGATGGGCATGTGGAACGACCAGACGGGCATGCCGACGCGGGCGGGCTTGCTCGACGCCATTCGCCAGACCGGAACGGCGGTGGCGCTGGGCACGGGCGGCGCTCCTGAACGGCCCGGCTTCACCGCCTACCACGGCAGTCCGCATCAGTTCGATGCGTTCGATCTGAGCAAGATCGGCACCGGCGAGGGCGCGCAGGCGTATGGGCACGGGATGTATCTGGCCGAGAACGAGGGCGTTGCAAAATCTTACAAAGGCGCGGGACCGGCGGCGAACGCTCAAATCGATGCGATCAATGCTCAAATGTCGCAACTCGCAAAGCAGATGGACCAATACAGCGGTGGTCAATACGGTAAGTTCAATGATCCAAAGGGTTACGAACTGAAGGCCCAATACGACGCTTTGATGGAGCAGCGGTCTAACCTCGGCCACATGTATGAGGTTCAGGTCAACGCCGACCCCGAGCGGTTCTTGCACTGGGACAAGCCGCTGAACGAGCAGCATCCGGATGTCCAGGCGGCGTTGGCGAAGTTGGAGCCTGATTTATACCATCCATCGTCTGGCGATTACGATCCGATGGAACCGGGATACATGGCTTACAACAGGCTTGGGCATACTCGCGGCCCGGCGGCGGTCTCGCAAGCGCTCAAAGACGCAGGCATCCCCGGCATCCGCTACCTCGACCAGGGCAGCCGTGGCGCGGGCGAGGGGACAAGCAACAGCGTCGTCTTCAGTCCCGAGATCATGGAGATCATCCGCCGTTACGGCCTCGCCGGCCTGATGGCTGGCGGCGGCGCGGCGGCCACGCAACAGCAACAACCCAACGCGCTGCAGGCGCCATGACCGGCACCGAACTGCTCACTGAACTGGTCGACGAACGCACCCGGCTGCTGGCCGAGAACGAGCGGCTGCGCGCTCGCGTGCTCGACCTCGAGGCAAAGGTCGCCATCCTGTGCGGCTCGCTGGCGAAGCGGGCCGTCATGCCGGAGGACGAGCAACCGGCGATCATCCATCACGACGTGAAACCCAACGCGCCAAGGTAACCGAGTAATTCTCCCATGAGCGAAACCAACACCGACCCGGTCGTCCCCGATCCCGGAGGCGCGCCGCAACCCGCCGTTCCCGATCCGCCGCCGGCAGAGTCCACACCGGAGGCCGACGCGCCGGAGCAGACCGAGGAGGAGGCACGCAAGGAGCGTGACACCGAAGGGCGTCGTGTCGCCCAGGTGCGGGCACGGTTGGCGGCGGCCGAACGTGAGCGGGACACGGCGCGCGCCGAGGCCGATTTCTACCGGCAACGCGCCCAACCGGTGGCACCCGAGGACGAGACGCCGGAGCAACGCTACCAGCGTGAGCGGGCATCGATCCGGGTCGAGGTCGAGCAGCAAATCCGCACCGAGACGTTCCATCAGCAGGGCGCCCAACAGTTCGGGGACTGGAAACAGCGGTGTGACGATCTGATTGGCATGGGCGCCGACGCCGGGTTTGCCGCGCTGCTGGTCGAGATGCCGGAGGGGGTCCGCGTGGCCGCCGCGCTGGCCGCCGATCCCGACGCGGTCGAACGGATCGCTAATTTGCGGAGCGAGCGGGCGCGGGCGGTGGCGTTGGGTAAGTATGCCGCCACGATCGAGGAGGCGACACACGATCGGTCCCGGCCGAACGGCGTCAATGGAGCGGCGGCGGCTCCAGCCGTGACCAGGGTACCAGCCCCGGTGCGCACGGTGACCGGTCGCGCATCGCCGCAGTTCAACGAATACACAGCGACGGCGCAGCAGTTGGCCGATTTTTACATGCGCCAGAACCTCGAGAAGCAGCAACGCCGTTAAACGTGCCAACGGGCAGCGGGCCGTAACACCGCGTGACGTGACGTGCCGACAGGGCAGCGGAGCCTGAAACCACCGCGTGGCGTGCGTATACCGGCTGATCGCGTGGCTTCTCTGTTGCGACAGCGGACTGAACCGGCGCCAGTAATCGCTGGCGCTTTACTTCAATCCGTAAAGCACAGAGGCCACCATGCCAGCTACAAACACGCTCCTCACAATAAATATGATAACGGCCAAAGCATTGGCCATTCTCCACCAGAAGTGCAACATAATCGGATCGGTGAACCGCCAGTACGATGACAGCTTCGCCAACAGCGGCGCCAAGATCGGATCGACGCTCCGCATCCGCCTGCCGGTGCAATACACCGTCAGCACCACGCCGGCACTGTCGTTGCAGAACACGGTGGAAACCCAGGTCAGCCTGCCGATCACCAATCAGTATCATGTCGATTTTTCGTTCTCGTCGGCTGAACTCACGCTGTCCATCGATGACTTCAGCGCCCGCTACATCGAGCCGGCCATCGCGGTCCTCGCCGCCCAGATCGAGGCCACGTTCGTCGGCATGATGTGGCCGACGGTGTGGAATCAGGTCGGCACGCCGGGCGTCGCGCAGTCGTTCAAGAACGTCCTGATCGCCCGCAAGATGCTGCTCGACAACCTGACGCCGCAGTCCAAGCAGTGGCAACTTAGAATAAATACACAGGACAACGTCGACCTTGTCGACGCCCTTAAGGGATTATTTCAACAATCTACTCAGATCGCGCGGCAATACACCGACGGCGTCATGGGCCTCGCTGGCGGCTTCGAGTGGGCCGAGAACACCCACCTCACGACCCAGACGCGCGGTGCCGAGAGCGCCACCTACACCACGGCCATCGTGCTCAACCAGAACACCGGCGGCACGCTCGCTGTCATCACGGGCACCGGCGCGGGCAACGCCGGGGACGTCTTCACCATCGCGGGCGTCTACAGGGTCCATCCGGAGACCAAAGCCAACAGCGGCGTCCTGCAGCAGTTCGTGCTGACGGGTGCTTACGCGGGCGGTGGCGGCAACATGGCGATCGCACCCGCTATCAACGCCGTGGTCGGATCACCGCAGCAGAACGTCGCAATCCCCGTGGCCAACGCGACGGCGGCGATGACGTTCATGGGCACGGCAAGCACGGCGACCGGGCTTAGCCTCGCTTATAGTCCGGATGCTTTCACATTCGCAACGGCCGATCTGGTGATGCCCGGCGGTGTTGACATGGCGAGTCGTGTCGTAAAAGATGGGATTAGTATGCGCGCCGTGAGACAGTACTCGATTTCAGATGACACCATGCCGATTAGGATTGATGTCCTATGGGGCGCGGTAGCTTTACGGCCACAATTGGCGGTTCGCCTCGCGGCCAACTAGGACTTAAGTCAAGGAAGATCATGGTGGCATGTCCAGTCTGATGACCGCTGATTTTCTATATACACCCCTCTCCATGCCGAGTAAACCTATAAAAGGTCGACATGGTATGGAGAGGGAAATGACGAAGGTTTGTTCAGTGCCGGAGTGTCGGAAGCCGCATATCGCCAGGGGGTTCTGTCACACCCATTACCGGAAATTTTTACGTGAAGGTGGCAACAGGGTCGCGACCCCTACGCGCTATTACGGATTAACCAATGAACAGCGATTTTGGATTTACGTTCAAAAAGGCCCCCGCTGCTGGGAATGGACAGGCTTCAAAAATGAGAAAGGCTACGGGATCATCAATCTTCGTGGCGAGCGAATGATGGCGCACCGCATGTCTTACGAACTTGAGATCGGACAAATCCCGGAAGGGATGTACGTTCTGCACCACTGCGATAATCCCGGATGCGTCAAGCCAAAACACCTGTTCGTTGGCACCTTGGCTGACAATAACGCCGACATGGACGCCAAAGGTCGGGCGCGGCGTAGTGCCCCACCTGGGGAGCGAAACGCATCAGCCAAACTGACTGAAGACGACGTTCGCGCCATCCGGGCCAGCAAGGAAAGCCTCGGGATATTATCGGAACGATACGGGATAGCGAAAGCGAACATCTGGGCGGCTCGCACCCGCCGCACCTGGAAACACATCGAGTAAGGAGCCTCACCCATGGCATACACCCCCGGCCCTCAACTCTACGACCCCACCAGCATCGCGTCGTTTCAGAACAACATCACGGCGCGAGCGGGAGGCACACGGGCTGCCGCCGTGCCCCTCCTGGCGGCGTTCAACCGCATCTCGGTCTGTGCCACCGCCGCCGACAGCGTGGCCCTCCCACCGGCCACGGGCGGCCAGGAGGTGACCGTCATCAACAGCGGCGCGGCGGCCACCCAGGTGTTCGCGGCGCCAGGGACCAATGACACCATCAATAACGTGGCGGCGGCCACGGGCATCTCACTTGCGGCGGCCGGTAAGGCGCAGTTCGTCAGTCCGGATGTCGGGGTCTGGTTCAGCATCTTGTCGGCATGATCGGCTGCTGGTGAGCCGTTGATGGAGGGCGTGCTTTGACCATCGCCAACGACATCATAGCGTTATCACTCCGTAACAGTGGCGTGAACGGAGTTGGCCAGACTCCGATGTCGATTGATATCACCGACAGCTTCAAGATCCTTAACGCGATGATCAACGAGTGGAACCTGGAGCGCATGGTCAAGGTGAATCCCATCACCTTGCCCGTGTTCCCCGATCTCACGACGGATGTGTCGTTCTGGTCTCCTTATGAGCACATCCTGTTAACGACCATGGCGGTGCGGCTGCGGCAAATCTACTCGCTGCCGCCCGTTCAGCTTGACGTGCAACTCGCCGCCGCCGCCTTGGTCGCGTTCAACGCCATCAATCAGCAGCAAATCCCGCCACTCTGGCAAGGCGCCCCTGAATCGGTCGGGGAAACGATATTCCTGGCGCTCCGAATGGCGGGCCGGATCAACGACCAGCAAAGCGTGGCCGCCGGTAGCAAGGACGTATATGACGCGATGACTTTGCTGATGCTTATGCTAACGCAGTGGCAACGGAAACGCTGGTTGATCTGGTCGGAAAAGGAACTGGCACTGATTTCGACGGGTGCCTCTTCTTATACGATCGGCTCCGGTCAGGATTTCAGCTCCGCGCGTCCGGATAAGATCCACGCCGCTTTCGTTCGGATCATGGGCTCGCATCCGACGACGGCCACCTCCAACATGGCGGACATCCCGCTTGCGATCATCGAAGCGCGGGAAGATTGGTCGACCATCTCCATCAAGGATCTGAAGTCGATCCCCTCGGCGGTGTTTTACGACAGCGCGTGGCCGGTTGGAAATCTGCATTTCTGGCCGGTTCCCCCGGCCAACGATTATGAATTGCATATCGTCGTCAAAAGCACCTTACCGGTCTACGAGACCCTCGATGATTGTCTCGCGCTACCGCCGGAATACGCCGAGGCGATCGTGACCAATCTGGCGTGCCGGATCATCGTCGCCTCCGGCGGTCAGATATCGCCCGCTTTGGCCGGGATGGCGCGGGCGGCGCTGGAAACGGTCAAAATGACCAACGCCCAGATCCCGCTGTTGAGCATGCCATCGGCGCTGAGTGGGCATCGTGGGGACGTGTCCAGTTGGGCTGGCCGTGGCCTGAATCATGCGTGGACCACGGGCGGCGGGAGCGTTTTGTCATGAGCGTGATCATACGCAGCGCCACAAAGCCCGCGTCCGGTGATGACGTTGTCGAGCCTCTGAGCGTGATCATACGCAGCGCCGTCGGGCCGTGTAACACGGCATCCCCTGGTGACGGCGGCGTCATTGCCGGGCCGCCCGGCCCACAGGGTCCGGCCGGTGTACCAGGGCCTCCGGGGCCTCCGGGGCCGCCATCGCCGGGCGGTTCGGTCACGTTCACCGATGGGCCGCACAGCGTCACGGGCAACCAACTCACGGTAACCGGCGGGATCATTGGTGGCACCGCGCCCAACGCGACCCTGACGGTTTCCGGCGTCACGTTCACCGATGGGCCGCATACAGTCGTCGGCAATCAACTAACCGTCTCCGGTGCCACGATCGGCGGGACCGCGCCCAACGCGACACTGACGATATCCGGCGGGGCTACGGATCATTGGGTGTTCGTCACCGATCACGGCGCCGTGGCCAATGGCACCACGGACGACACGGCGGCCATCAACGCCGCCATCGCGTTCGCCGCTCCTGGTCAGGAGGTGTGGCTGTCACCGACCGGGCGGCATTTCTGCGCCGGGACCATCGCCCTTCTGAAGGGGCGCACGCTACGCGGCGGGTGGAACGTCCCCGGCAACACCAACCCAGGCAACGCGGCTCTGGATCTGACAACGCTGAACGGCGCGTTGATACTGCCCACGGGTGCCACGGTGCGGATGGACAGCGGGTCCGGTATCAAAGGCGTGCCGATCTATCGCCAGGGGCTTGTCACCCCGGCGGCCAGTTCGGCGGCGTTCGGCGGCACGGGGGTCACGATCAACGGTGACGACGTTTACGTTGGTTATTGCCTGATCATGGGTTTCGCGACGGGGATCAGCAGCACGTCGGGCGGCGGTAATTCATGGGCCAGACAAAAAATCGAATGGGTTTACGGCGACAATAACAACGGCATCCTGATCGATAACAGCCACGACACGCCCTACATCTCGCATTGCCACTTCTGGCCGTTCACCAGTATTTCGCCAACGTCGCCGATGTCCGCGCATCAGCGCACCGGGACGGCATTCAATCTCACCAACAGCGACCTCATTTCGCTTAGTCACAATTTCTGCATCGCCTATCAAACAGGCTATCACATCGGCCAGGATGGCGGTGCGTTCCTGCTCGATTGTCAGGCCGACTGGATCATCAACGGCGCCACCGGGTTCTTGTTCGACACGGGGATTGAAGGCACGCGCGCCATGGGATGCGTGGCTTTCGGCGCGGCGGGAAGCACGGGATCGACGGGTTATTGGGTCAATGTTCCGGCGCAGGACTACATGGAGTTTACCGCCTGCTATTCCAACACTTGTGCCAACGCTTATGAAATCCAATCGGGTGATTGTCGGATATCAGGTGGGACCGTTGATCGCGCGACGATCGCCGTAACGGTTGCGTCGAGCGCGAGCATCGTCAGTCTTTGCGGCGGATTTCGCGCCGAGGTTATTTCCAACGCGGTGGTCTACAACTCTGGCGGTGGCGGTGGTGTTTACATTGATCCCGACTGCGATTTCTCCAGGATCAATCTGGGCGGCGGATCAGCTGGCGTGTCCAGCACGATGCTGCCGATTATCATTCCCTCGGCGTCACCGCTGTTCCTGCCGAACTTCTTCGACGTGTTCGAAATATCCGGCACCACGGGGTTCGGTATTCTTAACAACGGCTGGGCCGGGCGCAAGGCCACCTTGATATTTCAGGGCGCGCTGACGGTGTTTCATTCCGGCACCAGCGGCGGCATCTCCCTGGTTGGTGGGGCCAATGTCACGACTTACACCGGCATGGTTTTGGACCTCGTGCATAACGGGTTTCAATGGTTCGAAGCGGGCCACTCCAGCACCTACACGGGCAGCGGCGGTAGCCTGACATCGCCGGGGTGGCGTCGTAACGCGGACGGCTCGATTGAAAACTGGGCCGTTGTCAACACGAGCGGTTCCGGCGTCGGCACATTCTCCTTTAGTCAACCCTTTTCCAGCTTCTTGCTCACTGTCCAGGCGACCGCGCAAACGGCGGGGGATGCCAACGTGTGCGTCACGGTGGGAACGCAATCGCTGAGTTCCATTCCGATTTACGCCGCCAACGGCAGCACGGGCGTGGGGCTCGCGACCGGCGTGTTCTGCCACGCGATAGGCCGGTAACAACCCATGACCAGGATCGCCCTCACCGGAGGCGCGTACACGGCACGCAGTGTCATCGCCAGCGCCCAACGCTGCGTGAACCTGTATCAGGAACCAATGCCCCAGGCGCAGGGCGAGCCGGGTGCGGCCGCGCATTACCCAACACCGGGGTTGCGTCTGCTCGGCACGGTCGGATCGGGTCCGATCAGAGGTATCCGGCAGGCGTCCAACGGCGAGATTTACGTGGTGTCGGGATCGGAGGTGCATCTGGTCAACAGTTCGACCTGGACGACCGCGCTCCTCGGAGGCATCACCGTCGGGCGAACGAACCCGGTCAGCATGACGGACAACGGCACTTACCTGGTCATCGTGGACGGCACGATCGGCGGCACGGGCGGCCCGAACGCGGGATGGGCCTGCTGGTTGCTTGGTCCTCCCAGCATGGCGCCGATCACCGATCCGAACTTTTATGGCGCCGATCGCGTTGATTACCTTGACGGGTATTTCTTGTTCAACAAGACCAATACACCGCAATTCTATTCGTCGGACTTCCTGGCGTTGACGTTCGATCCGTTATGGACCGCCAACAAGCAAAGTTACAGTGACCTGTTGCGTAGTCTGATCGTGAGCCGGCGCAACATCTGGCTGGTCGGCGACAAGACGACGGAATTATGGTCTGATGTCGGCGCCCCGGATTTTCCGTTCCAGGCTCAGGCTGATGTGATGATCGATCACGGCGTGGCCGCGATCTACAGCGTGGCAGGCTACGACGGCGGGGTGTTCTGGCTGAGTTCCGACCGCACCGGCCAGGGCATCGTGCTGACCGGCTCCGGTTACCAGACGAAACGAATTTCGACTTATGCGATCGAGACCGAAATCGCCGGGTATTCGACCATTTATGACGCCGTTGGGTTTTGTTACCAGTATCTCGGGCACACGTTCTACGTGCTGAGTTTCCCCACGGCGGACAAGACCTGGGTTTACGACATAACCACCGGGCACTGGCACGAATGGGCGTGGACCGATCCGGCGACCGGTTTGCAACACCGGCATCGGGCCAACTGCTATTGCACGATCCAGGGCACGCCGCATTCCTCCTGGGTCGTGAACGGAACCTTGGTTGTTGGCGACTGGGAGAACGGCAACATCTACGCGCTCGACCATGATGTCTACACGGATAACGGGGCGCCGATCCAACGCATCCGATCGTTTCCGCACATGGTCGAGGACGGGCGTCGGGTGTTCTACAGCCAGTTCCTGGCCGATATTTCAACCGGGACGGCGCCGGGACCGGACTATGATATTTCGTTGCGGTGGTCGGATGATCGCGGGCATACCTACGGCAATCCCGTGGTCCAGTCACTCGGGGCATCCAACCAGTATCTGACTTCATTGCAATGGCAGCGCCTGGGCATGGCTCGCGATCGGGTCTGGGAGTTGTCGTGGACCGCGCCCGCGAAGATCGCGTTGCAAGGCGCCTGGATCAATGCCGAGGTTGGTGACGCGCCCACCGCCGCTCCGGCGGGGGCATCGGCCTGATGTCGGGTAACACCAGCAACATCCCGATCATTCCGACGCCGGTGGCGCCGCTGATCGACGAAAACGGTCAGGTGAGCGTGCCATGGCGGGGTTGGTTTCGTCAGATCCAGAGGGTGCTGGTTGATATCACGGGCGTCACGCCGGTGACGATGCAGACGGGCACCAGCACGAGCGACGGCAGCGGCGCGATCAACGTGACGTTGCCCACGCCTTACACGCTCCAGACCGTGTCGTTCGCGATCGATGCCGGGGCGGCGCATCCGGGTGCATACTACGACAAGGGCACCACGGGGGCGATCACATTGACGGCGGTCACGGGCATGTTGATGGAGGTCACGACGGTTGGCTCTCCGGCGGTCGCGGTCCCTTCGCAGCCGTTCACATGGTTCGCGACGGGGGCCTGATGTCTCCGTTCGTCGTGTTCGCGATGCCCCGATCACGCTCGAAATGGTTGTCCGCGTTCCTGTCATACGGGGCGTGGCAATGTGGGCATGACCAGTTGCGGTACTGTCGTTCCCTGGACGACGTCACCTCGTGGCTGGCGCAGCCGTTCACCGGCACCGTGGAGACCGCCGGGGCGGCCTTCTGGCGGCTGTTGCCGGAGGGGGTCCGTGTGATCACCGTGCGCCGGCCGGTGGCCGACGTGCTGGCCTCCTTGCGCCGTGGCGGCCTTACCTTCGATGACGCGCCAATGACGGCGATGCTGCGTGACGTGGGACTCAAGCTGGATCAGATCGAGCGGCGGCTGCCGAACGTGTTGGCGGTATCGTTCGACGATCTGGCCACCGAAGAAGGCTGCGCACGCGTGTTCGAGCACTGCCTCGGTCTGGCCCACGATCATGCGTGGTGGGCCGCGTGCGAACCGATCAACATCCAGATCGACCTGTCGCACCTGACACGCTATTTCGCGGCACATCGGCCGCAGGTGGAGAAGTTGCTTAAAGTGGCGAAACACCGAAGCGTCGCCATGATGTCGCGGCGCGCGGTCGAGCCGCCGGAGGGCTTCACCTTTCAACACGAGCCGGCCCGTCAGTTTCACGCCGACGCGCGAGACCTGATCGCTGACCATTTTTGCCAGATCGGAGCCGCGCCGGATGAGGGCGAGAATGGCAATTGGAAACTGATTTATGAGATGGACGACCTTGGCCTGATTCAGACCATGACAGCACGTAGTAACGGTCGAATATTCGGATACTTGCAAACAGCGATCGGCCCGATGTTTGAAACGCCGGGCGCGAGGCAAGCGTGGCACACACTGTTTTATGCGTCTCCCGACACACACGGCCTGGGCATGAAGCTGCAACGCGCGGCACTGGCGCGCTTGCGTGAGATGGGTGTGGACGAGGTTGTCATGCGGGCTGGCGTACGCGGGGATGGACCACGTCTGGGCACGTTGTATCGCCGTCTCGGCGCCGAGGATCTCGGGCAACTCTACAGGGTAGGAATAACGCGATGGGATGGGCAGCAGCAGCGGCTATAGCGGGTTCGGCGGTTCTCGGCGCCGGGACCTCGCTCTACGGCAGCAGTCAGGCCGCGTCCTCCGCCAAGGCCGCCGCCAACCTTCAGAGACAACAATTCGATGAAACGCGCGGCGACCTGTCCGCTTACTTCACGCCGGGCCGGGAGGCTTACGGCAACGCGCTCTCGCTGGCCGAGAGTAACCCTTTTGGGTCAGGACCGGACTATATCGGGCAGGCGGCGGACTGGACGACCCAGGCCGGTCAGAACATCCCCGGCCAAATGACGCAGCAGCAACTGGAGCAAACGCCGGGCTATCAGTTCACCCTCGACCAGGGTCTGAAGGCCACGCAGTCGGCGATGGCCGCGCGCGGTCTCGGGGCCAGTGGCGCGGCGCTGAAGGGGGCCGCCGCCTATGCGACCGGTCTGGCGAACAAGACCTATCAGGATCAATTCGCCATCCAGCAGCAACGTTTTGCCGACATCAGCGGCCTGGGCGCCAATTACCTGAACTTGAACACGGCGCGGCAGGGCAACCTGACCAATGCGTTCAACCGGTATAATTCGCTGGCCACGATCGGCGAGAACGCGGCGGCGACGAGCGGCGCGCAGGGCACGCAGATGGCGGCCACGGCTGGAAGTTATCTCAATCAGGCGGGCCTCGCGCAGGCGGCGGGCGCCCAGGGCGTCAACAGCGCGCTCACCGGGGCGGCGAACAATTATCTGGCCTACAACGCCTACAACCAGCGCACGCAGGCGCAGGCGCTACAGAATCCCCAGTTGACCGGATATTCCGATCCTACGACCGGTTTCAATAATCAGCCCGGCTATGCTCTCGCCTGAACGGATGACGCACCATGGCCGATGACCTGAACGCCCTGCTGGCCGCCAACCGATCCTCTTCGGTCCTGCAAGGCATCGCCAACCCGCCGCAGATCAACCCGCTGGCTGCGATCACCGCCGGCAATCAGGCGGCGCAACAGGAGTTCGAGACGCGGGCATGGCAGGCGAAGCAAGCCGCCGGAAATGCCTTTCTCCGGTCCATCGATCCAAACACCGGACAACCAAATCAGGCGCAATTATTGAGGAATCTCGCATCCGATCCTACGTCGGCGTTGGCCGCGCAAAACTCGGCGCAGGCCGGGCAGACGCTCGATACCGGAACCTATGATCTGCACAATAAACGTCTGACCAGCATGATGAGCGGGATGGGACAACTGATCGCGGACAACCCGAACGGGGTGCCCGCTGAAGCGGCCAGCGCGGTCGTCGATCATCGTTTGGCGCTTGGGTTGATCACGCCGGAAGAAGCCCAGGCGATGAAAGGGCGTCTTACGTCAGACCCAGTCAAAAACACACAAATCATTCTCCAGGGAATGACGGGAAATCTCAGCGCGCAATCCGCTCTCGAAGCAGCGAAGCCGAGAATTGGCACGCAGGATTTGGGCGGTCGGGTCGTGGGAACTCAAACCCCGCCACTCGCCAGCAGTACCGCGCAGCCGGGTGCCATCAGCACGGTTGGTCCAGGGATAGATTATGGACTGACGCCAGCGCAACGTGGGACCCCGGTTGAGTGGATCGGCACTGACGGCACCCCGCATAAAGGCACGCTAGAAGAAATGCACCGCGAGATGGGCATTGCAACGCCTTCCGGTTCAGCCGTTAGCGGCGGCGCCGGTGCTGGCGGCGCGGGAGGCGGCAGCGCGGGAGGCGGCGGGGGCGGTGGAGGAGGCGCGGCGCCACGAAAGGCTGCGAGCGTTACCGGTCCCGAACCTGGAATGGAGGCGAAGTGGAAAGCGTCGGCTGATGCATACAACGCCGACAACGCCGACGCCGGCACTTATCAGCAGCGTGTCTTCCCGCTCGTGCAGGCGCACACGATCCTGAAATCCGGCGATGTCACGACCGGCGCGGGCGCTGAAGCACTGAACTCGGTCAAGAGCCGCCTGATGACTGTGGCGACCAGTCTCGGCGTGGATGCCCAAACGATCGCTCAGGCGGATTTCGATAAAACCGCGAAATACATGCAGCAATATGTCAACCAACAGGGCCTGTCGGGCCGTTCCGATCAGGCGATGGCGTCGGCTATCAGCGGCAATCCGTCGGCGCACATCTCGACGCTCGCCAATCAGCAGATTCTGCCGGTCATGATCGGCATGGAGCGTATGAAACAGATGATGATCACCGACTTCACCCGTGCCGGCGGCAAGCCAAATCAATACAGCGATTACAAGACGAACTGGCAGAACACGCACGATCCCCGCGCATTCCTCTTCGACATGATGGATCAACCCCAGCGTGAAAAAATGGTGGCTGGCATGACCAAGGATCAAAAGATCGCGTTCGCTCGTTCGCTCGATATGGTGGAGCGCAACCCTGAGATCATGGGACAGGCCGCCATGCCGGGACATTGAACGGTGCCTGATCTCGTTCAGGTCACCTCGCCATCGGGCGTTAAAGTAACCGTCGCCAAAGATGCGGCGGAAGCGTTTACTGGTCTCCTCGCCGATCTGGAGAAATCCGGCTACAAGATCGCGCAAAGCGAGACCGGCGGTTTCAATGATCGCAACATCGCCGGCACGAATACACCCAGCCAGCATTCGTTCGGTCACGCCGTTGATATCAACTGGCAGCATAATCCGCGTGGCGCCCAAGGCCCCAGCGACCTGCCGCCGAACGTCGGGGACATCGCGGCAGCGCACGGTCTGACCTGGGGCGGCAACTGGTCGGGCGACACGCGCGACCCGATGCACTTCGAACTGAGTGGAAAGCCCGTGGCAGTTGCATCAAACGATGATCTGTTGGCGCGCATGAACAAGGTCGCGCCGGCCGTAGCGCCACCACCAGTCGCGTCAGCATCTTCCACGCCAGGACAGACATCATCAGCATCAGCGCAGGCGGCCCCGTCAGACGACGAGCTGCTGCGCCGCATGGGCACGGTCGCCGCGCCACCACCAACAGCAGCGGAACAAAAAACCGTCAGGGCACCTGACAACAGGGCGGGACCATACAGTGAGTATGGCGACCTCGCTGCTCAGCCGTGGGCACAAGGCACGCCGCCGGCCGCTGACAGTGTGGCGCCCGTGGCCAAAGCATTCTCCAGTGGCCAGGGCATGCGGAACGCGCTGGTGGCGCCCCCTGGTTACGTTCGCACCCCCATCCCGTTTCTACCGCTCGCGTTCAAGGAGACCGCGCCAGGTTCGGGCGAGATCGACCCGTCATCGGGCCTTTCCGGTCTGAAGTTCGATCCCGGCGCGGCCATTGCTCCGTTCGCCACCCCGTTGCTCGACCTGTTGGAAGGCACCGGGTTGGAGACCAGCATGGGCGGCCAGAACGCGCCATTGGCGGGCAAAGTCAGTCCAGCGGCGACAGCACTGCTGGCCGGGGTCATGGCGGGCAACCCGGTGCGGCAATTTCGTAACCCTCTGGAGGCGCCATCTCCGGGTCTGCTAACCTCCGGCGATCGCCAGCTCGGGGCGCCTGAAGTCAGAACGCCCTCCGCTGGGGATCTACGCGCGGCTCCGCTGCCCGCTGACTTCAAAGCAAATCCATTGTCGTCGGAAGGACGCGCGGCGGTTGAAAGTGGCAGGGCGCCGGAAGCGCCGTCCACACCGACAGGTATCGCCACTGGCAAGCCGCCCCCCGAGATACCCGCCACCACAGCCGGCGTAGCGGAGGGTGAGCCGCACAAGGCGTGGGTCGGGGATACGGTTGGTCAGATCAAAAGCCTCGTCGAGGAGAACGCCGCCGCTGGCGGCCCCAAGGATCTCAGCGCGGCGGCAACCCCCGCTGAACTGGCGGCCATGTCACCCCAGATGGCCAAGGCCTATCGGCGCATGGCCGAGGTCAACCGTGTCGTCTCCCCGATCGAGGGCGAAGACACCAGCACCATGGTCCCCGGCTCGATCCCGACCGAGGCGGAAGCGAAGGGCGACCCGGTTACTTCACAGAAGGAGGTCATGACACGGCAGCGGCGGCCAGAAGTTTACGAAGGGCCGCAAGGTCGCCTGACCCAGAATGACGCGGCACGGGCGCGGCTCTATGACGATCAGACCTTGAGCGACCCGCAAATTGAGACCTTGAACGAGGATCAGGCGAAGCAGGCCAGGAAAGATACCGCGACCGTCATCGCGAAGGCGGGACCGGTGGACGCCGCGCCGGAAGCCGCCCGGCTGAAGCGCGTGCTGGCCGACCCTCGCATCAAGGAGCAGCCTGATATCGTCAAGGTGCTGCAACCCATCCATGACGCGCTGTATGACGCCGATGGCAATCTCAAAACTGATATTCAGTCGTTCTGGGGCATGCACGACAACCTGATGAACAAACTGGCCAAGGCAAAAGACCCGTTGCAGGCGTCCTCGTCAGAAAAGTTCGCGTTCAACCAAATACTGGATGCCAAGAACGCTGTTGACGAATTGATGAACAAGGCCAGCGGCGGCGCATTCCAGACCTTCCTCGACAATCAATCCGAGTTCTTCAAATCCAAGAACGCCGCGACCATTCTGCGCGACTTCCGCCCGAAGATGATCAACCAGAAGACCGGAGCGATCGATGCCAATCGGTTCCATCGTTTCGTGACCGATCTGGCGGTTCGCCGTGGCAAGCCAGGGATCGATCCAGCGATGGACATTCCCGACGAGGTCATGGGCAACCTGATGAACATCGATGATGACCTGAAACGCGCGGGCCGGATCGACCTCGGTAAGCCGCGCGGGTCGCCGACCAATCTGTATTTTGAACTGGCAAAGGGTCTCGGGATCGCGGGGGCGCACTCCCTGGCGGCGGGATTGGGGCCGGTGGGGAACGTGGGTGTGCAGATTGGCGTTGGCGCTCTGCAGCGGATGTCGGCCAACATGCGTCTGAACAAGCTGGTGGATCAGTCGCTGAACTACCCGCCCGGGCGAGATCCCAGAATCACGCCTTCGCCCAATCCGCCGGGCCGGTTCGTGCCGCCCGCTCAACGGAACCCGCTGACGCCGCCCTGACAGGTAGGCGCCATGCGGTACATTCTCCGCAACAGACCATCGGCTGTCGGAATGCCCTCGGCGTCTTGGTCTGGCGTGCCGTTGGTCATATAGCCAGGCACGGGACACGCCTTCACGACGACCAACTGATGAGCGGGGGTAATTCTGCCGGCGAAGTTGCCGTCAGCCCAGACCACCAAAGCCATCATCCCAAGAAACACCAGCATCCCCAGTATCCGCGCGAGGCGGGCGCGCTCGCTGCTGATCATGTCCGTTCGTCCACGAGTTCGAGCCGCACCTTGATGCGCTCGATGTCACCGCCCATCCGATCCATGCGGCGCGATACCAACGCATAGCCGGCTTCAAGCAGGCCCAGTCGCTCCTTGACCTCGGCCATGTCACCCTTGATCGTCGATATGTCGTCACGGATGCCGCGTAACAGGAGTAGCACCAGATCCTCCGGCCGTTCGTCCCTGTATTTAGTGGCCAGGACATAGTCGCCCTTGTTCAGCCCTGCTGGCGTGGTTGCATACCATTTGTCCCTGATGTAACGCCGTGTCATCGCCTCGCTCAAATCCTGTTTGCTGGATGAGCGGCATCCGGGGTAAACCCATCACTCGGCAAGGGTCCCCGAAACCGCTGCATCCGGTTTCCGCGCTCGGTCAGGTTACAGCCTGACCGGCGCACCCGCTTTTCTCACATCACCGGGATGGCGACAACAGTTCCGTCTCAGCCAGCATCGCGCGCGGGACGGCGTCTGCCGCCCACCAATAAACGCCCACGAAAAGCAAGCCAATCAGAAACGAGGCCAGCAGGCGCTGGAACGGTGGGCCTGGGGTTTTCATCGTTTCATCGCGCGGGCGCGAATTCGCGCGGATTCCAGCGCGACCATCTCCGCCACCTCGGCACCGCCCATCAACCGCGTGCCGGCCTCCAGTCGCTCGGCTTCCTCGGCCAGTTCGTCGAGCCGGTCAATCGCCAGTTCCACACCGTAAGCATCGCACGACAGATCCCGAAGCGCGCGAAACTTTTGCCGCGTCCGCATCCAGAGTGCCAGATTGCGTAACTCTTCAGACAACATGTGGACACTCTCCACCACATCGGTATGATCGGGCATCTTCGTTGGCGGGAGAGGAGAACGAACGGGGACGCGATCCGCCAGAAGCCGCCCCGGCCACTCGTCGGTTAATCAGGATGGACCCCAATTCCAGTAGACGAGCGGGGGTGACAGCCGGAGAGACGGCACCTGCTTTACTCAGCATCGCGCGCCTCCTGCTTCCATCAGCGCGATAATCTCGCGCAGCGCGATCAGATAGCCGTCTCTCATGGCGTGGCCGTGGTCGTCATCGCCCAGCGAGTCCTTGCTTTGAAGGTCCATCGCGAACGCGCCCAGCGCGACCCGCACGGTCATTGCTTCGGCCGTCGTGAGGCGGACACCGTTGACCGTAATGTCAGGTTCCACGGGCTCATCGCTCATCACGCGCCCCTTTCGCGTTCCACGGTTTGAATGCGTGCATGGCCTTTGCCGTCAGTTCCGGCGCATTCCAGTCGCCACGAAAGCAGATCGCCCGGTCGTCAATCGTCAGCCACGCGGGGGGCTTCTCGTTCGAGAACTCGATCTCCAACGGCTGAAGGGGATCGCGCTGACCCCCGGATTTGATCCAGGCGTTCCGCTGTTCGTGTAGCCATGTGCCCATTGCTATCACCCCCGCGTCGTCTTTCGACCGTGACGAATAGATCACCAGTTTGAACTGATCCCGCACCGTCTCGACCCACTCGAAGAAGCCCGGCACCACGGTCCCGTAGATCGTTCCGCCCTGCCAACCACGTTCGTAGGAGTGGATTACGCCATCGAAATCTATGCAAAGCGTTGGCCTAAACTCACTCATCGCGTGCCTCCTGTTTCAACCGCTCGATCGCGCTGACCGCGTCGTAGAGGACGTCAGCGGGCGGCGGCTCGATGTTGCGACGACACCAACTCGTGAGCCTCTCCACACGCAGTATGTCTTCGGCTCGGCGGTTCCACGGGTCTGTGACGTCGTAACGCCCGGGGGCACCCTCAACGCGCATTGAACGATCCGCGCTCATGGCGCCTCCCTCCGTCCGGGGCCGCTGGTCTCCCACGGATCGGTTGGCCCATTGTCCGGGTATTCCTCGCGGCTCGCCTCGTCCGCCAACCACTCCTCGGCGCATTCCACGTGGAACACCTCGTCACCGATCCGATCCGTCGCGCCATACTCGCCGCACAGACAGCAGCAGACCTCGAGCTCGCCCGCGCCGTCGCAGACCGCGCAACGCACACCGCCAGCCGGATTGTTGCCGTGGAACGCCACGCCATCCTCGCAGCGGTAGCAAGGTCGAGTTGACGACAATCCCAGGTTGTCGCACAGTTTCAAACTGTGACAACCGCATGACGCCGCGCCAGGCGCCGAATAGTCATGCCCAGTGTCAAGTATTGCCGCGCGATCAAATCGAGTCGAAAGGCAATTTGCCTCTTGCTTCGATTGTGATGACAGATAAAATACTCCGCTCACGCCTGGGCTACCACATTCACCGTCAGTGAAATACTTGGTGGACACGGGGAGTTTTGAACAATGAAGAATGCTGCGCGGCATCAATTGATTCCCTTCGATCGTGCGTCTGGATGGCAGATTGCCATCTCCAAACGTGACGGTCAAGGGAAAACCAGTGGCAAAATGCCATCGGCACAAATTATCCAGTTTCGGAAACCGCGAAAATCAGCCGGCCGAGTCGCTACT